CGCCTTCCCGGTCGCCGAGGCGCCGGAAATGGCCGCATTCGCCGAGCTTGGGTCCCTGATTGGCCATCTGCCACATCACCCACTGGGTGACCTCCCTTAGCAGTGTAATAACGAATATTGCCATACTGATGTTGACACTTACAATTCTCGTCCAAAAGAACGAGCCGTGCAACACATTGCTGTTTCACCATAGTCCAAAACTCCGTCTTTCGATTAAGCCAGGGCCTACTGCCATACAAAGCGCGAAAATATTCCACACTGAAAGATTCATCAAGCGGCCAGCCCAGAATAACATACCAATCATTGATAAGCTGAACAACCTGTTCGACAATCTGTGGTGGTACCTCTCCATCCCAACCGGAAAAATCTCCTGCGAAAATATTATCGCCCACCTCGTGCAATCGACGCACCATGCGGTCCCATTCAGGCCCCCACGGATCAATTCCCACTGCAGAGAAGCAACGCAATCTCTGTGTATAAAAATGAGCTGAGAACGATAAGAAATACTTCCTAAAGACCACAGTATAGTCCAACGGACCCATAGTAAAGATCCGAGTCTTTCCCAAGGCCACCTTGGATAATGCTCTTCTCTCATCCTTAAGACTCGGAACCCAAACAGAATCCACGCGGTGACCATGCTTAGCACAAATATCGCGCCATTCGATAGCATCGAGAACACGCTTGTCAATAACATTATCAACTCGATTATCAGAAGGATCACGTGAAAGGAAAAACTCCTTTCCTCGCTGGCCAACAGGCAACAACTTCCTCCATGGATACCCAGCAGAAGAAAAGGCATTTATAGCATCGAAATACTCCAAACGTCTTATACCACTGACCGCCTCGTGATTACTCAACACGCGCGGTTCAACTGCACCTCCATACGCCAACTCCATTAGCATATCAAAGCGAATTTCATCCAAGAACTTCTTGTTCCAAGTTGAAGCCGGCTTCCCGTACTTCTCAACGTTCTTCGCAATAAGATTTGGAACTTCAATTTCTAATCGTGGATCTTTCTCATCCAACACTGCTGGTCCTGTAACAGGAGCAGTAATTGCTCCATGAAGAACCGACTCTCGAACTGCAGTCTTATCACTCTTCCGAAGATAATCTTTCACAACACGATGATCGTAAAAATTTCCCTGAGGAAAAGGAACTTTAGCCAAAAACTCTCCATCCCCTTCATCAAACAAATTCTCGCCAGTAATGGCAGGTCCACTCTGCTCGCAGATAACCTCTTTCATTTGCTCAATGACCTCTTTAGTGACGATCTCTGCAACTCCATAATTCTTTGCCTTAACTCCTGCCACATGCATACCGCATATTTTCCGGAGAGCACCTGAGGAAAAGCACAACAAAGGCGCCCCACAATCCCCAGCGTACGTGTCAATATCATACGTCCATCCATCGGCAATATTATATTGTTCTTGCGAATTACATGTATACCGAACTGGTTTAACTTGCATCTTAACATCACCAGTGCGCTGTCGAAATCCGACACCATTAGCATCATTT